TTAAACGCTTTTTATCCCTACCACTCTCTTTGTGGGGCACCCTTGGGGCAAAGCCTCAGAAAAACGGGCGTTCAGCATTTCCACCTGGTTACGATCCATCTCACCAATCCACTTCGAGTAAATCTCATAAACCATCTTCGCATTTTCATGGCCCATCTGTCCGGCAATAAACGAGGGGTTAGCTCCTGCCGTTAAAAGCCAGCACGCAAAAGTATGGCGCGACTGATAGGGACGCCTGTTGCGTATTCCCGCCTGTTTTAAACCTCTTTCCCAGCTATAACCCAGAGATTGAGAGCCATAGTATCGTGTTTCACCGCGCCAGTTTTTTGGAGGCACAAACACAAAGCGTAGTTTCTGCTGTTCGGTAAGCCCGTGCTCGCGGTGATGGAAGGTGATTTCAGTTTTACTTAATGCACCTGTTAGCTGAAATTGTTCTCTCAACGCATCCAGCGCAGGTTGTAAGAGGGTAACAGTTCGGATCCCCGCTTCAGTTTTGGGCGGAACGAATAACCCCTCGTTTGTCTGGTTTCGCCGGACATAGATCTCTCCTGTCTCAAGGTTCACATCCTCCCACGCAAGCGCAGTGAGCTCTCCATGTCGAAGCCCGGTAAAAATAGCTACAGTCCATAGCAAAGCATGTCTGCGGGAAAGTGAATTTATAAAACCTTCAAACTCACTTTGCAGAAGAGGGTCCGGATCCCGCCTGGACCTTTTAAGGGATTTAATGCCTTCGTGTGGCGTATGACTGATAAAACCACTCAGGTTAGCCATCTTCAGTAAAGCTGTCAGATTATTCATTAACCCGTTAACCGTAGATACCGCGCGTCCTTTCTTTTGCAGCCACGGCGCATGCTCGCTTAATGTATTACCCGTTAAGAGTGCATTCCTGTAATTAAGTAAATCTGTGTGCTGAATTTCACTAAGCAGGGTATTACTTCCAACTATTGCGGAGAGGGTGGCTATACGTGACTGAGCCCCCTTGTAGGATGCTGCTGATACCTCCAGTTTTTTGGATGCCAGATAAACATCGCATAATTCGCCGAAAGTCTTAATCTTTTGCGTGGAGGTGAATTTTTTTAACGCTTTTGATTCAGGGAAGTGTTCGGCGTAATCGAATTTTCCCTGTTGAATTTCACTTACAATTAATGCACGCAGATTACCGGCTTTGCGTATATTGCTATTCGATACTGTCCAGCCCCGTAAAACTTCGCGGCAACGAACGCCACGATATAGAAAGCTAATTCTTATTGCTTTTCCATGCAGCTCTACGCCAGCAGGCATATTCATCACGTATCCCCAATAAGCCTATTAATTTTCGTATAGTTGTACCAAAGAGTAGCCCTGCCTTCGGTTGTATCCGGTTTAGGTGGGTGCTTTTTAAAGTGAATACCCTCCACCCATCTTCCTTCTCTATATGACTTTATCTGACGAGGGGTCATATACATCTTCGCTACAAGCCCTTTTTCCATTACCCATTCATCTTCACGAGTAATATCTGCCATATAAATCACCTCAAGGCCTGGCAACTATAAAACGTTCCCCGGCTTCATGTTGATTCTCTTAAATCAGTAAACCATTAACTGTGCTTTGAGTTGCTCAGTTCTTAGGGATAGGCCATATCTGCCACTCTCCCGGAGGGAGTTCATCAGTCACATCGTGTGAAGCCCACGCAAGGAACTTTTCTTTGCTGATTGTGGGGTAATGACGCCCAGCATGAACGCTAGGGCCATCATATTGCACGGTAGTAGAACCGATGCGCATAATCTGGCGGTCGTTTGCATATGATGCGAACTGTCCTGCAGGCCGTGGTTTTTTAGCTCTATAGCAACGACCTATCTTTAGTTCATTGATGCTTAGTTCTTTATTTACGGTCTTTACGTTTGTTGTATTTTTCATGGCTCATTATTTCCCAACAATTACCATTATCTTTAGACAGGAGTCGCCATTTTCTGCCGACTCGCAAGCTCATATTTCCGCACTTAATACGACAGGCTTTTAATTCTCCTGAGGCATACTGATTAAGAATTGATGAAGCCTTTTTATTTACCTCGGCTGGTATACGTATTGAGTTTGTTACCATGAGTCACCTTTAACGGCTGTGATTAAAGTAGCCAGGCCTTGCAGGGAGTGTTTTACGGAATGCAGAACCTGCAGAGCGCAATGCTTGTTTTTTATTTTCCTTCTCATTACATATCTGGCAGAAATATAACTCTCTGCGATATGCCCCTCTTCCTGAGGGGCGATAGTGGAGTTCTTTACGTATGAAGGTTCCGCCGCAGCCGTAGCAGCGGTGTTTAGATTCTTCCATCATGTTTCCTTATCTGCATATAATGCAGATATATTTAGAGTGTGTTTATACCTGCCAGCCAAGGCATTAATAAAACCAAATTAATTGTTTTGAGTTAGTGGTTGATAATGTCAGTGTTTATTTTCGACATGCCTAATAGCAAATCGCCATCTACTACGATTAAATCGCCGTACATATCGTAATTACAAATAACATCGTCAACGTTCAGCATTGAAAGCGGGTTAACGTGACCGTTTAACATTCCGTCCTCTGTTTGTCTCGCAGCTTCAAAGATGCCTTTCATAGAAAGCATGGCCTGATCCCACATAGAACGATCACCAATAGCCTGAGCTATAACCAATTTGTTCTGTGCAGCTAATAACTGAGTGTTAACCATTGAATACCCCCGCGACATGTAGAATTTTCGCAATCACTGCCGACCATAAAACCGTCATGGAAAGCAGTACGTAAATCAGTGAACGGATGCCTTGCTTGCTCATTTTCCAATCCATCCTTCAAACATTAATCTGAACAGGCTTTGTAATGTGGTGCCGGGTGCCTCCCGGTGACGCCAGCCAGTTAACAACTGGAGCCGGTAGCTTCTTTTCCACCCCACTCTAGGAAACGAGTGATACTGCTTTAACTGATCCGCGTGCGCATAGCCGCATTCACCACATTACAAAGTCTGTTGATTCTTAGCCTTGAGGCGGCCAACCGAACGTTTAACCTATCGCACCGTTGTGTCGATGTACTTATGGTGAGCTACAGGCTAAATAAAATCAACCAAAAGATAAGTCAAAGGCTAAAAAAATACCGCCAATCGGCGGCATTCTTTTGAAATTGAAGTGAATTTATTTTTCTCTGGTAGTCGGATCTACGTTGTCAGAGTAAAAATCTTTGAGTTTTTGTAGCCGCATCTGGAATGCAGCCAGCATGTTGCGCCTCTCGATAGGCGGCAATTCGCGGAAAACTTCAATAAGTGCAATTTCGTCTTCGGTGTATGTCCCGCCGAGTTCCTCTGCTCCTGTAAGTATCCATGAGAGCGAGGTTTTAGCGGCCTTGGCTAGTTTGGCTGCTGACTCCTTGCTAATGGTTTCCCTCTTAAACCAGTTGGTTACAGAGGTAGGACTAACTCCCGCAATCCTCGCCATTTCTGTGCGAGACCAATGATTAAGTTTCATCAACTCATCAAGTCTTGCGGCAAGCGTGCTTTGTGGCTTTGCGCCTGATTCATGCTGGGTTTCTGTCTTCATAGCAACAATTGTAAGCCACTGGCTAAAACAATAATAATTTCTTGTTGTTGATTTTTTTTAGCCATTAGCTCAATATAATTACACAATGGCTAAAACGAGAGGTTCACATGTCAGGTCTTGATAAGGCAATTACAGCTGCAGGTGGCAAACGTCGGCTTGCACTTGCCTTGAACATTAAACCGTCGTCGCTGAGTCGATGGATCCATAAGTACCAGGGGCAAGTTCCACCAAAGCGCGTAATTCAGGTTTACGAGGCAACTGGAATTACTCCGCATGAGTTGCGTCCTGATCTTCACCCAAACCCAACCAGTGGCCTTCCTGAGAATGATACGGCTACAGCACAGAAGGAGTCTGATTGATGGAAATCAAACACGAGCACGTTGAAATGGTTCTGCTGGCCTGGGCTGCAGAAGTTGGTCAGGCGTTCGCGGCAAATGCTATCGCTGAGGAATATGCACGTATTGGCGGTAATCAGCTGCGCCTGGTACCGGGGAAAACCTGGAGTAACCAGCAGAACATTTTCCACCGCTGGCTGAAAGGTGAGACAGAGCTGCAGCGCGAGAAAATCCGTTTACTGCTTCCGGCAATCCTGCGCGTTCTCCCGCGTGAAATCCGTCACCGTTTGAGCATCTACGACACCATTGAGCGCCGGGCGCTGCTCGCGGCTCAGCACGCTATTGGAACGGCTATTGATGCGCACGATGACGCGATCGAGGCCGTATACAGCAAAGCGTATCAACCTGGCGCTGTTGAAGTAAAGGTATACCCCTTGTGACTGGCGCTGACTTGCTGGCTCAGTATTCCTATCTCGGTTTCGGTTTCAAACTCGCCGTGGTTTGCGACGATGCGAACCAGGATTACCCAACCCAAACCGACCTCGGTACCGCCAGCCACTTGCTGGCAATAACGGAGTAATTATGTCTCAAAACTGGATGCGCCATTTCGAGCTGCAGCTACTGGATGAAAACGGGAAGGGAATAGACCTGGGTAACTTCAAGGTTACTTTCACGATCGACTGGTTCAACATCAGCAGTGCCACCCGAACCGGGACGTTTAAGATTTATAACCTGTCTGCGGATACGGTTAACAGGATCACCGGTAGTGAATTTGCCACTATTCGCGTAATAGCCGGTTATGATGGTATTGCCGCCGATGTTGACTCCAGCGACGTAGGGCGCGTTCGTGAGGTCGATGCTTCTCAGGTGGGCCAGTCTGACGGACGTAACTGGGGATTGCTGTTTACAGGCGATATTCGGTACACCATCACGGGCAAAGATAACCCTGTTGATTCGTTCGTACTTATTCAGGCCGCAGATACCGACCTGGCGTTTACCTCGTCCATCACGGTGCAGACGCTGGCAGCAGGTTATACCGTTGCCGATATGAACCGCGCATTGATGAAGGACTTCGAGGCGAAGGGCGCAACTGAGGGTGTTACCCCGCCAATGCCTGCTACCGTTTTCCCGCGAGGTCGCGTGTTGTTTGGTATGACGCGAGACCTGATGGATAACGTCGCGAGGCAATGCGGAGCAACCTGGCAATTCGTTGATGGTCAGCGCCAGATGGTGGCAAAAAATGAGTATGTGCATGAAGCTATTGTGTTGAACAGCGCCACCGGGCTAATCGGCATGCCTCAGCAAACGATCGGCAGCGGGGTGAACGTACGCGCTCTGATTAACCCGAACATTCGCGTTAATGGCCTGATTGAGCTGGCTCAGGCGTCTGTCTACCGTACCGCGCTGGCAAATAATGATATTGCTATGGCTGGTGGCCGCATTACCGACCAGGACAATAACGGGAATATATCCATAACCGGAACTACCTCACAGCCAGCCAGCATTGCTACAGACGGCGTTTATATTGTGCGCGGCATTATGTACACTGGCGATACAAGGGGCCCGGCGTGGTACATGGATATGATGTGTGAAGCGCGTGGTGCGGCGGATCTTGTTTCTTCTTCAGCGAGGGAAAGAGGGCTTTAATGAAACGACTTTGTTTGGCGTTAGCAATGATGGTTACTGCTCCGGCAATGTCTGCCATTCAGTGCGGTAGTTACACAATGACCGGCGACGGGATGACTGTCATTAACGGTGAAACTGTTACATCTCAGAAAGTAAAATTTCTGGGAAAAGATGGTGACTACTCAAACATGAAAATGGAAATGGGGCTGATGCCAGCGCGAGATGGTAACAATTATGGCTTCGAGTTTGTTAAGCGTAACGGAAAAGCATTCCTGAACGTCCAACTACTGCAGAACAGCATGGATGCACCGAAAATCATTGGTTCTTACCCTTGCAAGAAGGTTGACGGTTAACAAAAAGAAACATTTATGCATGGTGCTGAGTTTGCTCACATTCCCTAAATAATCTTTATTATCGCTTGCTAGGTGGTTACATGATCACTAAACTTTGCGAACTTTTAGCGCTAAGCTAATTTTGAATAAGTGCTGTATAGTCGTTTTAAAGCGACAGAGGGATTGAGAATGGCGATGAGCTACGCGTTTGCGCTCGCAACAATTACACAACAAATGAACCAGGTTCAGGAAGCCGTAAACGGTGCTTTCAAACCCCTGATTTCAAATGCTTGTGAAATGCCGCAACGATTAGATGCTGAAGAGGCGTTCCGTCGTTGTACTGCGATTGCTGCTCGCTCTCAAGAGATCGAAAACTCCGCTAAAGAAGGCATGTCCCATCTCGAAGCTTTTCGAAACGGGGAAATCATCGTTGATGAACTCCCAGAGGGTTTTATGGCTCATCTTGAGGGCCTTGCTAAGGCATGTCGAAATGCTAAAGGTCATTTAGTGGACATGTTCTCAGAAGCTGAAAGATCTCCTATGTGGCAAGGCCATCTGCAAATGTTGCGTCCATTAAAACGCAAGTATGTACGCGCGTTAACAGCTGTTGAAAACACTGCGATTCAATTGGCGGCAGAAGTTAGACAGTCACAATCCTTCCGTGATGAAATTTTGTCCGATAATGTCACTCGTGATGAGGCAATCGAAATAATCTCTGCATCTCATAAGATGCTGGGTGCTGACTCTCCTAAATGGATGTGACATGGCAAAAGTCAGCATTACAAGGGAATTGTATCGCTTAGCTGCTGCGCATAAATATGCGAAAATGCTCTCTGATTATATTTCTAATGACGCACGCTATTGGTGTTTTGGATCCTTAGGTGGATTTGAACGTAATTTTGATGCAATGGCGGCTAATATCAGAAAAATACATCTAAAACTTCCTGGTGACAGGCCTTGGCCTCCTGAGGCATCTCTTAGTGAACGGACGTGTGATAATTATCTTGTTTTTGCTCAGCATCTTTTTAACGATGAGCACTACCAGATATTAGCAATCATAAGCCCAAACGCTCACCAACAAGCTGATTCAATGCTCCCAAGATTGATAAAGCTAGCAGAGGAGACTTTCATTGATCTTCCTCCTGATGAGCTAGATAAATTAAAAACCTACGATGCATAAACCCGCCCTGAGCGGGTTTTTTCATATCTGGAGTTTACGAATGCCTTCTTCTAACCAAACCCGTAGCGGCTCCCTTGATGAAACTTTCGAGTCAGAACGAAAAGTTTTAAAGGAGCAAATCCGCGTCGCGCTACCCGGCATTATTCAGTCATTTGACCCCGATTCAGTAACTGCAGTTGTGCAGCCGGCGATCCGCTATGTTGAGCGTGATAACGATGGTGCTACTGAAACGCAGGATTACCCACTGCTTACTGATGTTCCGGTGATTTTCCCTCGTGGGGGCGGCTGTACGCTGACATTTCCAGTCAAAGAGGGGGATGAGTGCCTGGTGATATTTGGTGACCGCTGTATCGATTTCTGGTGGCAAAGCGGCGGCATTCAGGAACCGGTAGACGACAGGATGCACGACTTATCTGATGCGTTCTGCATTGTCGGCCCGCAGTCACAGGCAAAGAAAATCAGTGGCATCAGTCCCAGCGCGGTAGAACTGCGTAGCGATGATGGTGGTACAAAACTGAGCCTTAATCCTTCGAGTGGTGAGATTAACGGTACCGCGCCGGGTGGTTTTAATCTGAATGGCCTGAAAATCCATCCGGATGGTCGCCTGCAGCTGGTGGATGGTTCCATTGTCGATAAGCACACGCACGGCGGCGTTGAATCTGGTGGGAGTAATACAGATCCGCTTGGGGGATAACATGCGCTACCGTCGAGAAGATGATGACGGGGATTACACGTTTGGTCAGGGTGATGATACCTGGCTGGTTAACTCTCCGGAGGCCGTCGCGCAGGCCATTAAAACGCGCTTCCTGCTCTGGTACGGCGAATGGTTTCTCGATACGACAGAAGGAACACCCTGGATACAATCCGTCCTGGGAAAGCACAAGCCAGAAACCTATAACCTCGCTATTCGAAAACGCATTCTTGAAACGCGCGGGGTGAAATCCATCACCGACTTTAATACTACCGTTGACAGCCGCACACGGCGCGTAACGTTCACAGCAACGGTGGAAACTATCTACGGGACAACGACAGTAACCTCGGAGGCCTAATGGCTCTGGACCTTGAATCACTCGGCTTATCGGCAACGGTAACCGCTGAGGGGATAAGTGCGCCTGACTATCAAACCATCCTGTCTACTGTGACGGGAAAGGGCCACTTGTTGCCATTCCTGCTGGATATGTTCCTTCCCGGTATGACTTAAATCCGATTGACCAGGTTAACGCAGAGTTATGGTGGGCGATACAGAATGGATACCTTACAGTTAAGGCAGCAGGAGTTAAGGTTAGAGAAATGCAAATGCCATCCAACGGTGGTAACACCTTTTTTGGTTTTGATGTCGACAATGAATATATATCTGGTTTTGACAATGGCTCATGGGGAGTGAATTTAAATGGTTAATCAGTTTAAACCGTTTGCAATTGGTGAAAACGCAAATGTAACTTCCCAGAGTGATTGGGAGGCGCTGGATGCTTTATCAAAAGGATTTCAGTCTGGGAAAGCAAGTAGTGCACAGGTAAATAAGGCATTGCGACAAGCAACGTTTATTGCTTCAGCTTTGGCACAATACACAGCAAATAAATCCGGTCAGGATGTTCTGGACGATGGAAACCTGGATAACTTTGTTACGCTTTTCATGCAAGCACTCGCTGTACAGTGCCTCAGCCGGAATAATCCTTTCGGGGATATAGCATCTGATGGAAGTGATGCGGTTGAAACTGCATTAAATAATCTGGGTATTAAATCTTCGGCAAAAAGAGATGTTGGATCTGGAACCAACCAAATACCTGATATGTCATTTTTTGCATCTTCATTTAGTACTTCTGGTGGTGGTGCTTATTTCTATCAACCTAATGGAACGCTTGTCCAGTACTCATATGCTGAAATTACAGGTCCTGGTCCATGGACTCTTTCCTTTCCGGTTGCATTTCCTAATGAATGTAGAAGTATTGTCATGACTGATGCAGGGGCGGGGGCTTTCTCGCCGGGTGCTCAAATTCTTTCTAAAACACAATTTAATGCATATTCAAAAGCGCCGGAAGGTCAGAAAGTAGGTTTCTATTTTATTTGCATCGGGAGATAACAATGTATTTCAGTCCACGTGAAAATGCTTTTTATCCGGAAGAGTTTCTTGAAAGTTACGAACAAGCTAATTCACTACCAGATGATTTAATTTTTGTGGGTGGAGAAATATTCAGCATGTTCACTGCTGTACCACCTGAAGGTAAAATCCGGGGTGTAGTTGATGGGATGCCATGCTGGGTTGACATGCCGAGCCCGTCTCCTGAGCAGCAAAAAATATCCGCCGAACAAAAAAAAGATGCGTTAATCGATGAAGCCAGGGCTGTGATTAGTATCTGGCAGACTGAATTGCTACTTGGGACAATAAGCGATGATGATAAATCCAGCTTAATTAAATGGATTGCTTACATAAAAGCATTACAAGAAGTCGATATATCACATGCACCAGATGTGAATTGGCCTGAAGTCCCTTAATATAAAAATGGTGATAAATATGTCTCAATACAATACGGGTAACCCTGTCCCGTCTTCAGACATGCGTGATTCCTGGGATAACAACGCCACACTTGATAGTTTTCTGAATAATAATGAATTAACCGTTACAACCCGCACAGGCATTGAACGTGACTCACTGGCTGGAATTCAAAAGAAAGCAGAAGACCAGCGGGAACAAATAGCTTTAGAAGGTGCGGCAGTCGTAGAGGATACGCGCCAGAATCTGATCCCTCTGAGCCGACAGTACATGACACTGGCAGATGCACAGGCTGATATCGCTAATATTCCTGATGGCAGTGCAACTTATGTGAGAAGTGGTAGTGACAGCTCACTTGCTGATGAATACATGAATAATGGTGGCGTGCTTTCTGCTACTGGTAAAAGCATGCCTTCAAAGTTTCTGGCAGATCTTATCGAACGTCAGGTTCTGGATGTTTTGTATCGCGTGTCTGGAATATTTCAGGGTGTCGATTTTCCTTTTGAAGTGACATCAGAAGACGGACAGCAGGCAATTGCAGTAGATCAGTATGCGCGTCTTTTAGCGAATAACGGGGTTAACATTCCTCAAGGTGGAGTAACAATTGGCGGCTTTACGGTAATCAACTTACCGGAAGATAGCGAATATGCATGCGCTCTTGGTGATGGCGCGGGGCGCGTTGCTATTGGTATTGGTAAAGACGCGTTTGTTGAAATTCTGGGTATGCGATTTTACTTAACTGAAGGTGATAATTTGATAGAAATCACCGATAGCCAGTTAAGGGTATCATCTGGAATTGATAAGAACGGACGAACTTTCAGCAATGATCCTTTGGGCGGCAGTGGTACACCAGATAGCCGCTATATTGAATTTGCAGAACGATTGCATGTGTTGATCTACGGACAGTCTCTTTCTTTGGGGCAATACGGTACGCCAGCTCTTGGAACTCCAGCTGCAGAGGGGCTTATGTATGACACTGGGGTTCGTAGCTATAACGTTACGCCATCATCAATTGTTGGCCTTAATGAAACGGTAAATGGGACATATGGGGAGACTATTGCTTCTTCTCTGGTTCACGGTTTCGCGTCTAACTCGGGCGGTATGTACGGGCGAAAAATAATCCTCAATTCTGCGGGTATTGGTGGGGTTGCTATTGAAACCTTATCAAAGGGGCAACCAGCATATACTCAGTTAGTTAATAATGTCGCCTGGACTGCTGGAAAAATGGAAAGTGAAGGACGTGAATATAGTGTGGACTTCATTTGCTGGATGCAGGGCGAAGCGAATATGGCAAACGGTACTTCCTATGTTTCCTACCAGACATCACTCGCTCAATTGCAGTCTGATTTGAATGCCGATACTGCAAGTCAGCGCTCTTCCGGGGCAAATCTTATCATGCTGACTTACCAGACTTCCTCACATGGGTTTTATGTTGGGACAGTGACAAATCCCCCGGAAATGATTGCGCAGGCTCAGCTCGATTTAGCCCTCACCAACGAGTTTATTGATATGTGGGGGCCTACGTACATGGGTATGCCAGCAGATCATATTATCGGGCAGGGTAATGTTCACCACAATAATCATGGCTATCGCCTCCAGGGGCTTTACGCGCAAAAAGCATTGAGGCACCGACTTCAGACGCGAACGGCTGAAAAACCGGATGGTGAAAAATATCTCCCGGTACACGCTAAATCGGCCAAAAAAATCAACTCCCGGACCGTCCTGGTTGATATGCATACCTATCATCCTCCACTTGTCATTGATGCTTCGTATGTATCGGAACTTAGTGACGGACAACATGGAGTTGAACTGCATGATTCCACAGGAAGGTTAAGTGTTGTCAATGTGGAAATCGTCGGCGGGACGAAGATAAGGATCACCGCGGCAACCGATATTGCTTCGGATTCCTGGGTCGCATTTGCCTGGACGCCGGAGAACCGAGGGGAAATTACTAATAACCGATATCAGCAATGGTTTTTTGGTCGTGAAACAGGGGTTAGGACGACCATCCATGACTCTGATCCAGAAGTTACAGACTTAACTGATGAAACAGGGAAACCCTATCCGCTTTATAACTATCCAGCTATTCAAAAAATAGCCATTTCTCAGTAAGGACTCAATATGTCAACACTTCAGCTGCGCGTTGTATCCAGTTTTAACAACCCAAACCTTCCTGTTAGCACCATTGGATCAAAGTTGTATCGTAGTTCGGCGTTGGGTATTTGGGAAATGCTGGATGGTTCTGATCGTAGTGGTAAAGGAAACTCTCTTTTACAGATGGGGTTGGGCTTTGATGCGACCGGGCTTTATTGCGATGGAGTCGCAAATCACTATGTCGATACGGGGGTTGTTGAACCAGATGCCTATACCATTATTACGGCGGTGCAGGCAGATATTCCAGCGCAGACATCGCAAATTTGGTCTTGCTTACCCGAAGGAACAGCGCCATACACTGGCGCAAGAGGTGCGGTAACCAGTACCGGTGCATACGTTGCCACGATTGCTAGTGGTGCTGCAGGTGGTATCACTAATCTGACAACTGGTGTCATTGCTCCGGCTTGGGACATTTTTGTCTACACCGTCAGAAACGAACAGTTAAGAATTACTCGCGGTAGCAGTATGGGTACTCTTACGGCTGATATTACAGGTCGCAAAAAATCAGCAAAAACCATCAGAATTGGCGGAGGTTATACATCGCCTCACAATATCGGGATTAAGGGACATATCGGGACCTTTGCTCTTTATAATGGAGTGTTAGCAGATAGCGATATCAGCTCGCTCATTTCTGCAACCAGGCAAATCATGGCAGGGCGAGGCATATCTGCGTAGCTCCTGAGAATCCACCCGGTAACCGTATGCAAAAGTTACCGGGTGGGTATTGTACTGGGGTGTATTCTAGGCTGGTGTTTTGGGGCAGATTTTGGGGCAAAACGGTCTTTGGGGCATGATTTGGGGCAATCAAATGTTCGCATTTGTCCGCATTTGTCTTTAGCTAGAAGGGCGTATCTTGTTGAAATGTGGTTAGATCATTGATTTTTGAAAGGTAAATTTTTTCTTGCCATAATAAAGTTAATATTAAGGCAATCACGATCAAAAAAATTGCCTTGTTTTCAGCAGGCAGCGTCGTTATTGCGTAAACTTTAAAAACTTTACCAACTCGCTGTTTCTTTAAGGTCATTTGTACGCTTTACTCACCGCCTTGTGCTGTGCGGCAAGAGTGTTGCGGCATATTTTGTTTGGAAAGGATACTTGG